TAGTACTTCTAAGCCCTTCACATAGGCTTCAACCCAGTCTTTTCTGGCTCCAATGTCAGCATCCACTAAACCAAGAAGGTCCGATGACAGGGTAGTCAGATCACTTTCATCCATTTCCTCTGCCAAGTTAGAACCAAACTCATCTTCCATATCTACATCTGGAATAAGGGTGATCTCTACACTGCCGTCGGACATGGTGACCATTTCCGGATCAACAATCTCAATCTCCAATGAGTTTTCTCCTGTGTCAAACTCATCGGGAACAATGTTATTTATCCCCAGAGGGGCTGAGTAAAGCGATCTATCCATGTTGGTAGCCATAAATATCCTTAGTAGTAACTCATTTTTTTGCGGAATCCGCGAGGTTCTTCGCGCTCATCTGAGTTTAGCCGAATAAACCCACCTTGACGAAATCTCATAATTGCTTGAACTGCTGAATCGTGTAAGTCATCGTGATCTGCGTTTGGGAAAGCAGCCATCTGATCACGTATTTCTTCAGCCCAGCGAGTCTCTGGCGCCCATACTTTCCCAGAACTAAACACATCAGAGATTGCATTTGTTCTAGCAATTTTGTCATTGGGGGCTGCTTTCGTTCCCCTAGTCGGCGTGTATTCAACAACTGGCACACCCATAGCTCTCATCTCAAACACAAGGGGAGCACCAGCCGCTTTGGCTTCAATAATACAAGTGTCAGGCTCCCACTCTCTGTGCATCTCCAGCGCCTTTTGCTTTAGTTCAGGAAACTCCATACGCTTCTGAAACGAATCAAGAAGAATAACATTTACATCATTCTCATCGTCGTTCAGGTTAAAAAGTCCCCACGTAGTACAAGCCGAATAGTCACTACGCTGCCCTTTGGTAAAAGCAGTATCCCAAGATTGGATAATGTAAAAACAAGGTGGAGGATCATCCTTCTCCCAAATTTTCCACCACTCCCTTTTTATTAAAGCACCCTCTTCCGAGGTGGGGTTTTGTTGGTACTGAGCATTCCACTTGGAGGCAGGGAGTTCTTCTTTAAGTGCTTCTAACTCTTTAAGTGACCAGAATTCAGGCCATAAAGGATTACCAGAAGGCATGATTGCGGGAAACTCAATAATCTCCCACTCTTCGTATTTCCCCCGAGACATGGCGTCTTTTAAGATACGTCCTACCAAATCTCGCTTAGACCACCTAGTCATAATTACTACGATGGCTCCTCCCGGTTGGAGGCGCTGCCGTGGACCAGATGTATACCACTCGTAAGTGTTGTCAAAAATTTCAGGGCTAGAAGTCGCTAATTTTGCTTCTTGTTCTGAATGTGGATCGTCAATGATCAATAGATCAGCACCCTTACCAGTGACAGTACCACCTACCCCAATAGCAAAATAGTCCCCGTCCTTATTAGTAGCCCACCTACCGGCGCTCTTACTATCTTGTCTAAGAGCTACATCAGGGAAAACTTTTGTGTACTGCTCTGAGTCCACAATGTTCCTGACCTTTCTTCCAAAACCAACAGCAAGGTCAGCCGTGTTAGAAGTCTGAATTACTTTTTTATCAGGAAACTTTCCAAGAAACCAAGACGGTAAAAGAAAAGAACCAAACTCAGACTTCGTATGCCGGGGGGGAAGGCAAATGATCAGCCTCTTTAACTTACCCTCAGCTATTGCTTCAAACTTCTTCCCCATCACCACATGGTGTCTACCATGCACAAAACCCGGCCACATCATCTTCACGTAGGCCATAAAAGACTTTTGAGCTTTCTCCCTATCTACAGCTTCTCTATACGTCTGAACCTGAGCCAGTAAAGACTCCTGCTCATGTAAAGGCAACTTAGCCAGTAAAGCGTCTAGATTCATTCTACGTTTCTGAAGTTGATGTAACAGGGCCGAACACTCCGAGCCTTCCCTTTCAGCCTCTTAAGAACTCCAAGTTCAACCAACCTATCCACAATCACCTTAGTGTTCCCCAGTCCACTCTTACCTCTCATCTTAGCTATCTCTCTAAGAGAAGGCGCAAAGTAAAACTTCTTCCAGAACGCATCTATACAAATAAACACCTCTCTCTGTGCATCAGTCACAATTCTCTCCAGACTATCCTCATAACTCAAATGCCCCCTGTTAATGCTCATAGCACCATTCATCAGTACAAGCAATGGTTTTTTAGCTTTTGCTTCCATTTTTTTAAAACACCTGCACTTGTCTGCACTTAATTTTCATTTGATCTTAAACGTTTCAGATCACCGTTGTTTTTATGTTGAAAATTAGTATTAACCATACATTTTAGTCGGGAATTATTTTGGAAATTTTTATACTACCGGGGGGTGTGGCGCTGGCAAAGGAAGGGGGTACTCTCTGGAATTTGGGATACTTTGAACGGGATACTATGTTCACAGACTAGGTACGCCTGAACTGTCAGCGGCCTCCCCCCCGGTGGGTGGGTCTACCTCAGTCGCTTCGGGCGCTTTCAATTCCGCCAGTAGCGACTCTGCATCCCTGCTGGTCACATCGGTAATATCGCCAGTCATCAGGGTTTGTAGCTGCGCTAGGATAGATGCCTTAGCCGTCTCGCTGCTAGAGATAGTCCGCACTTCCTTACGCTCAGTGAATGCTGACACTTCCGTGATAGTGCCAATAGTGCGAAGTGCTTGGACGCGAACGCTATCCTTTGTCTCAGGGTTTAAAGCTACTTCTACAAGTCCAGAGATGACTAATTCACGTAAAGCTGCCGGGGTTCTATGCTTACTTGCCTCGATTGCCAATTGATAGGCTTCAATCTCGCGGGAGATGCGCGGGTCTTTGGATAGCTCATAAGGCGCACCAGCTAGGGTTCTCTTACTTGCGTCAGCTTTGTAAGCCTTACGGTATGCGCTGGCTTTTGTCGCTCCCTTAGCTACTTCCAACGCAAATGTCTTTTGCTTGTGTGTCAGTTGGTCGGAAACGCCTTTACCTAAGATGGTAGATAGTGGGACTTCTTTTAGTCCCTTCTCTAGCTCTCTCCTAGTTAGCTTGTTCATCTTGTGCTGTTCCGCTTCGCTATTAACCGCCCGACCTGAGCCGCTTTGCCGCATGATACCAGAACAAATAGAGAAAACCTATCAACCCAGGTTACCCGATTAAATCAATTGTGGATTTATTAGGGTTTGTCCCTAGTGCATGGGATATGCTGGCTGATAAGATGCTAACCAATGTCACTGATTGTCGGTGACAGACTAAAAGGGCAAAAATGACTACTTTCGATATTGAAGTTACCGATACATTCGGCGGTGAAGCTAACTATTCATGGGTTCGGCGGTACACCTACAAGGCAAAATCTATGCTTGGCGCGATCCAACAATTGGCACGTGAGCATGGCGCCGGATGGTCGAAGGATTACGACACGGGCGATATGGCGCGGTATAACCTGACCGGTTCCGCTATTTGTGCGTTCGTGACTTACAAGGATGAAGCATGAGAATTGACTATATTTTAAAAGCCGCCGCGAAGCGTATGCACAATGTTACGGTGGACTGGGATAGCTCATTTTGTACCGTGTCCATCTCAACGCCCGGCCAGGATGATATTTTTATGCAGGGCGACGATGCTACAGCATTCATTGATGAAATCGAATCAATGGGTAATCGGTGCCGTTCTCTAAACCCGGATGTAATCGCCCTTGCCCTTGCCGAGCCGTATACGGACTTGTGGGCATGAAGCGCTATCTTTCAGACCTGATCGGCGCGCTACTGTTTGCCGCCTGTATCGCCCTGCCTTTTGCCCTTTACTTTTACTGGATGACACCATGAACGAAGAATATCGCCAACTTGTAAAAGAATGCGCCAATCAAGGCCGCGCCCTGGCTCAAATGATGGCCCGAAAAGGGGCTATAGAGCCGCTCTATTTGTACTGCCGCCCGTCCGAGCCGGGAAAGGGTCCAGGCCGTTTAATGCTGGCCCGTGATAGTGCGCCTAACCCCGAAGGACTGCCGTTAGTCACTGGCGAGGGTTTGCGTTCTAGCGTTGAATTCTCGCGTTATGACGACTGGATTTTTGAACGCGCCAAACGTGCGCCGATACTTTCACATTAAGGGGACACCATGAGCCAATCACCAATGATCGCTTACCACGCTAAAAACGAAATCAGGGGCTGGAATGAAGTATGCCGCTACCCTGCCGACTGGGAAGGCTGGCACCCATTCGACAGAAACATGATTGCCGAGTTACTGCAAAAAGGCCACGATACCATCACTATCGGCTGGAATATGTACCAACTTATTAGAGACAAGGCCACCAAATGAACTACGCCGAAGCCGACTATATAAACGCCGGTTACCGATACGAGCGCGGCCACCTACAAGGCGAAGCCATCCGCCGAATGATTGAATCCGAACGTATCGAGGACCGTGCCGAAGCGCGTCGCCTGATCGCACTTGGCCGGGATGAGGCTCGGTTACTAGGGTAAACACCTACGATATTTATGTCCTGCCAGATGCTGGCTGATATAAACTCTAACTTTCTAACTGGTAAATACTATGAACTCATCCGAACTCGCACAAACCGCATTGACCCGCGCCCGGTCTAGTCAGGCCACATCAAACCTGCCTTTTGTTTATGCTGGCTTTTTAGATATGGGTATCCCTGCCGATGACATTCAACCCCGTGTCAATGTCCTATCGTTCCACGCTTGGCGCGCTGTAGGCCGTACCGTTAAACGTGGTGAGCATGGTGTAAAGCTCTGCACATGGATTGACGCCAAACAGGCCGACACTGGAGAGTGTCGCAAGCTGGCCCGTAGCGTTACCGTGTTTCACATAAGCCAGACCGACGCCATTTAATCGGCAAATCTGTAAGCCTTACGTGTAGGGTTTACGGGTCAATCCGACCAACCAACCAAAGGATAAAAAATGATTCAGCAAATTAACTCCGGCGAATTTATGCAAGCGTTTCACAAGTTTGACCGATACGCACAATTCGGCTATGAGGCACTGACTGCGCTTTATGAATACTTTGAGGAAGTCAATCCAGATATGGAATTGGACGTTATCGCTATCTGCTGCGACTACAGCCATGAATCTTGGAAAGGAATTGCTTCAGATTACGATATTGATGTTGATGGTGTGACTGATGACGACGAGGGAAAAGAAATTGTCCGCGACTGGCTGAATGAGAACACCAGCATAGTAGGGGAAACGTCTAGCGGGTTTGTGTACTGTACCGCATTCTGATGATTGACTGTTAGCCCTGCGAGTCAGGGTTAACGGGCAATTATGCCGATCCAATGGAGTAAAAAAATGAAGTATTCAATATGGACTGACAACGGCACTGCTGTATTTTTTGAGTCCGACAGTGATTCTTTAAATGACGTACTGGATGAATTTTGCCGCGATGCTGGTTATGCCGATCATGCAGACTGCTGCACCCGAATGGATTATGAGTCCAGCCCTTTTAACATTGAGGTGGCAGAATGAAACCCGGTCAATATATCCGCCTGTCCCTATTCGGCCACTATGAACGAGTCCGGATTTTAGCTGTCCACCGTGCCGGGACTGTTGACGTCCAGCGTCAAGATGGCCGGTGTTTTCGGGTGTCGGGGTTTAGTTGTGACGCCTGAATTGTTTGAACGTGTTTTACTTTTGTCCTGCCTGATCGTATGGGCGATACATCATATTTTTAAGGGGTAAGTTATGTATATCAAGAAGTCTTATTGTTCTACCGGCGATAAATGGGTTTCATTTGCGGGTCATGTAAAAAAAGAAACCGCCCTCAAGCGTAAATTTATGTCCGTCAGTTTGGTCATTATTGACACCAGCGGCAAAGGCCGCAGCGAACAACGTCATTTTTACCCGCCATTTGAAAAAATGCACTCATTTAACTAAATACAGAGGGCCAATCATGATTCACCAAATGATAGACACATTGGACGCCATGCCACATAGCACTGTGGAGTGGCTGGCTAACTATCACTACCACCGCCAAAAGCAATACACGCTTGCGGAGTGTAAGAGGTTCGCCCAGATAGCTATAGGCAAAATCACCGGACACGTTCAGATTTTTGTGGCTCCCCATTTTTATTGGGAGTTGATCGTTGACGATGTACTGATGGCCTACGGTCAAGCCGAGGACGATACCGCCGCAATTGATGCCGCTACCCTAGCCGATAATAAATGGAGATGCCGTGAAGTTGCCTGATATTACCCATGACGATCTAGACCTGTCATGGCAGTGTGTGGATGTTGCCTACAGAAACCAGCCCAGCCGATTCGTTTATTGTGCCGATGGCGACGGGATGATTGTTGTTAAGCCAAGCGGGAAAGGTTACAAACTGTTTGAGCAGGGCATATACACTCGGATTCTGAGCCGCGATTTAATCGACGCACTGCGACAGGCTGAACTGTTTATGCTGACAAATGGCTACGAGGCCATGCACGAAAGCCTGAAAATCTGGCGTCAGACAGCATGATTTTCGTCGTCACAATCAAGCGGGGTTTGGTGTTTGATCTTATGATTGAAGCCGAATCTCGCGCTCAAGTTCTACAATGGATTTATGAAACCAGCCAGCGCCACCCCGGAAAAACAGAAGTCCAAGCCATTAGGCAAGTTCCTGATTTACATTCAAGAGGATGAAAACGGCCACATTTGGATTCAAGCCGACTCTATCGGCGTCCCCGGTTTAGCCTTCAATGTCGGGTACGAAATCATCTCTAACCTGTTAGCTGCCGAGGCGCAAAACCCCACACGGCTAACAGTGGGTGATCTTATGATTTCATCCGGTTTTCAGTGACTTGGACAAGTTCTGTCCTGCCCGAAACAGTCCTAGTCTTCGGGCAAAGTCATTCAAATCTTCTCCCACGATATCACTCATCCAATAGGGCCAGCCGATCTTCTTGGCTGTGTTCTCGCCGGTTTTTGAGGCATCGTTGTCGGCAATCACAAAGCCGGTCAGACCCTCCGCTACTTTAGCCATGTTTCCAGCCGAAAAAGTAACATGAATGGTGTAGGTCTTTCTGAGGCTTTTGAGGATATGCCTCAGACTCAGAGCAGTAGCGTAGCCTTCACAAAGATAATGCGGCCCCGAGTTGTTGAAAATAAACTCGGCGTTACTGGTTCTCTGCCCCTTCAAAAACTTCTTCTGCCCTGTTGGGTCTATCAGTTGAGCGCCGACTAAAGTTCTTCCGTGCCACATCGGGATAGCTAGTAACTGAACCCCATCCTTGACGTAGATATAGCCCTCTTCGTCAGGGAATCCTTTTGCTTTGAAGTAGTCGTGTTTGCCGTGCTGGCACTGTTCAATGATCCACTGAGCCGTTTCTGCCGCCTTACGCTGTCCGTCCGCTATCTCTTTGTCAGCTTGTCGGATAACCTGTACGCTAACGGTAGTCTCTCCGTCACTGTGCCAAACACTTACCTCTGTCTGTGTGGCATGGTTTTGGACGTAGCCCACATTGCCCATAAACTTAACAGCACCGTTCCGGGTTTTTGGATGGTCTACCGTGGGGAATCTCATCCACTGCCCCGCTCTTGGCATATGCTGAATCAGTATGCCATGCGCTCTCACAAAATCTAAGAAATTCATGCTGCTCGTTTCTTTCCTTTTAAGTAGGCAATCATGCGTGATTTGATGAACTTCTCAACTTCTAGACTAGGAAAGACTGGTGTATCTACTAAGCCTCTCGGCCATACGCCAAATTTATCTTTGTAAGTGTGAGCGCATCTCCCGTCAGACCAACCAGAATATTTTTTCTTATGGACCATCATCGACCAAAACTCTTGCTTGTTGTCGCGTGACATTGTTCCGGTCAACTCTGCCAGTTCGCCGGGTACGCTGCTGACCATACTCTTGCGTTCTTTGACAAACCCGCAGTGGGCGCACATATCCCCACCATGCCATAAAGCTCCGCACTTTGGACACTTTGCCGCTTCTTTTTCCTTTTCCGTCTTTTCCTTTTGAGCCTTTTCTTTGCCGTCGTCTAGTTCATGTACGCCATCTTCAAAAACAGAGTCCCAATCTTCCCTGAAACGTAAATAGTTCCCGGCGTGGTCCAACCATAGAGCAAACTGTTTACTTGGATGAGGCCGCATAACTCTACCCATTTGCTGAACGTGGCTAGATAACGACTTAGAGAATGGTCTAGCTGAAATAGCAATGTGCGTATCAGCTACATCAAAGCCTTTTGTAAGAATGTCGCAAGCAATCAGGCCGTTTATCTCTGTGTCAGGCTTGGCAAAGTCTTCAATCACATCGCGCTTGTATTGGTCATCATCCTTGTAAGAAATGGCGATAAAGTTATATCCCTGTTCTCCAAATTTCCGAGCCAGATCGGTAGCGTGGTTTACACCACTGGCAAACACAATAGTTTTCATTGGCTTACCGTAAATTTCATGAGTCTTTTTAATCCACTCAGCAACTACATCGCCGGTTATCTTCATCCCCCTTGTCTCGGCTTCTGCTTGTGACCATTCACCAGCCACTTTCTTGGCCCCGGTCATGTCTATCTCTTTAGCTACAAATACTTTTAAAGGCACAAGTGAGCCGTTAGCTACCAATTCTTTAGTTGTGATGGGGCTAACCACATTGGTGTACACCTGCCCCAATCCCTTGGTAAAGGGTGTAGCTGTCAGGCCGATTACCTTTACGTCTGGGTTGGCTTTAATGAACTCAATGGTTTGTTTCCTCTGCTGGTGGACTTCATCCACGATCAAAAGAGATAGGCCAGGGAAGCTGCCCCGCTTCTCCAGAGTTTGAGCAGAGCAAACCTGTATTGATTCTTGGGGCCGGTATCTCCAATGCCCACTCTGTAAAACGCCGTGGTCAATGTTGTATTTATCCAGCCTTTTGCTGGTCTGGTCGCACAGAACAATTCGGTCAAGAATCATCGCCGCCCTACTGCCTTTCTTTCGGGCAGCTTCAAGCAGGGCAATTGCTATCTCAGTTTTTCCCGCGCCTGTTGGGGCTACAAGAATCTGTGATCTATGCCCCGCTGCGAATCCATCCCTTAGTAGTTGGATGGCTCCACTTTGGTAATCACGCAGTTGTAGCACGTTGCATCGCCTTTATTTGTTTCTTGAGTTCATTGTTCTCCCGCTGAAAAGCATCGCGGCTTACCTTTACCGAAGATAACTCAATCTTCAGCAGCTTGATTTCCTCGTTTAGATCAGCGATCTTCGCCCGAGCCATGTCCTTTTCATCCTCTGTGGCATCCATCGCTTTTAGCGCCAGCCGAGTCTTTAGTTGATCGTTCTCTTGGCTCAGGTGGTCTATCGCCTCTTTTTCCTGATCGTAAACGTTTATGATCGTCTTTTCCTGATCTTCAGCTACCTCCTTCTCTGGTTTTTTATAGGTAATGGTTTTCCCATTACGTGTCATTTTTACAACAGGTGCTTCCGTAACGCGAAGGCTTGCCACAAATGGGCTGCTTACGTTACATTGTCTTGCTATTTCGCTGTTGCTCCAGTCTTGCCATTCCAGATCGTCCAGCATGGTCATTACCGCTTTACGCTTGTCTGCATTTGTCCTGCGTAGGCCGTGTAAAGAATTTACTCCACAGCTATACAGTACAGCATCCCTAAGTGTGCCGTTCACGATCTCTGCATTGATAGACGCTTTCCCAGCTTTTTTGGTGGCAAAGTACCTATGAAACCCATCGGCTAAATAGTACTCCACGCCGTCAAAAAACGCTGTAACAGGGGGAAACTCAGCGCCAGCAATTATTTGTTCAGCGTAATCTCCAACAGTCTCTTGGTTAATTTCTTGCCGTGATTGCGTTCCCCCGTCGATGCGAAGGATATTTAAGTTCATTGTCTTAACCATTAGTCTCTTTCATTTTCCAACCGATAAAAAAATAACGCCATTTTGTTTGTATGTTGGCGGTGTTGTACTTCTTGCCATCCCAAAAGACTTCTATGCCTTTGGTTAGCATGTATGCCTCAAAGGCGTGGTGTGCTTTGTTCATTCTTTGCCTTTTCTATTTGCTCACGTAACCACTCTGGGCCTAACCGCATTAGTGCAATGCGTTGGCTCTGGGTTAGCTTGATTGAGTAAGTAACTGACAGCGGTTCACCTACCCGTTTTGTTTTGTTAATGCGTTTGTCTCTCACGTTCTATCCTTTATCGCGTGAAGTGTCCGAACAAAGCCGTCATATGCTTCGGCCGTGCTGAACCGCACCGGGTCTTTGTCATACGTGTCGTGATTCAATGCTGTGCCGTCGTGATCAATTCTGGCTAGGTTTTGCCCCCAATAGAGGATAGCGGCGTCCAAACGCTCTTCAATGGTTTTATACGCCCACGGTCTTGGCATTGGCCCTTTCGGTAACCATTCTGCACGTATCTTCTGCTCGTGTGCGATGCGTTCAAATTCTTCGTCTTCAGGTGTCATGTTATCTTGGTCCTTTGTTTACATTCCAGTCCGTTGAACTGTTTCGTTGTTTGTATTTTGCGTTAGCAAACTCCATTTTTTTATTGTT